GGTTCACCTCGGCGTTCGCTATCCGGGTTTCTCCCCCCCCTGGCTCGATACCCCCCAAACAGGGGGTTTGGTCTTGACTCCAGGGTAAACCCTACGCTCGTCCACCTGTGCTGCCGTGACGCGCGCATGGCACGTCTTGTGCAGCGCACGCAGGTTCGACAGCTCGTTGGTGCCGCCGGCCCAGAGAGGGATGCGGTGATCCACCTCGGCGGTAGGCAGGGTGAGCGGTAGAGGCGCGCCACCGGCCTGGCACCACTCGCACTGGCAAACCCATTGATCGCGCACCAGGACGCGCTTACGGAGCGTTTGAAGGGCCTTGCCGCGGCTGCGCTGGGCTACCTGGTCCTCGGCTCGGTGCTCGAGCAGCGGTACAGGGGCGGACTGGAGGTAGGCGACCTTGAACTTGAGCATGGGTAGCGGTCGCATGGTTTTACTTCCCAGGCTTGAGCAAGCAGGTTTCCATCTGGTCGAGCGCACGCTGCACGGCCTTCTGGCGTTCGGTCTGAGGCTTCACCTTGGCAGGCACGACCTTGAGGGGAGGCTGCTGGACCTCTTCCGCTGGTAGGGTGGGCACCAGGCGAAGGTGGGATCGCGCACCGCCAGCGCGTGGCAGGGAGGCAATCCGGGTCAGGTAGTGGGTCAACATGCAGACACCTTTGACACGTTTGGTAGTCCCATAAATGGCCGTCCTATAAATGGTCCTGTTTCGAGACTGGACTAGGTGCGGATGGAAAATCCCAAAATCCCATAATTCCTTCTCTCTCCCCGGAGGGGAGAGAATTATGGGAATTGGGATTTCCGTACCGTCCCATAAATCAGTCCCATAATTCGAGACAGTCCCATAATTCACCAGCAGGGTCTTTCCAACAGAAGACAAATACCGCTTTGAAGGGAAGACCAAAGACACCCCAGACCATCTGAGACTCTAGGCGATCAAGCCACGATCGCCAAAGAGAGATCACAAGCAATCCGCCCAAGGACTCGTCAAAGTCCCTGGGCGGCGTTCATCTCACATCATGGAAAATCACGGGTTGTCATGGGCCTGGGCAGTGGCCGGGCTCTCGGGCAGCAGACGCGGTTTCCGCTTCAAGACTTCAGGCAGCTCCTTGATGGCTTCTTCGGCCGCATTGGAAATTTTCAGCAAGGTTGCTTCCTGGCCGTCTGTGCGAACAAGGTGCTTCGCAACACTGACAATCTGACCCTTGATGCGCTTGTCGCCACGCTTTGACCATATATCCAGTGCGGTACGCTCTCCCTCTGCGCCCATAGGATTGACTTCACGTGACTGATCGAAGGTAATCACGTCAATACGTCCACCATTCACATTTTTGGGAACTGACAGAATATATTGATCGTAGAACGTGTCGAGCAGCAGTTCATTAAAAGCATTGAATCCCTGCCTGTACGTGGCCGCAAGCTCGTCGGCGTTCTCAAATTTCTTGCGAATATTGGCACTAGGATCGTGAAGATCGTAAGCCATAGCCTCCCATATATTATCAAGGCCGTTCTTGCGATGCTCATCCGTAAACTCAAACGTCCCGCCGCTATGCTTCAAAGCACGCCCAAAGAGTAATGCTTGCTGTTCCCGCAAAACGTGCTTTGTGCCACGTCCCCATGAGCTTACTAACTTGGCGATGGCTTGATCCATTTTGCCCATGCTGTCTTCGTGAGAGATCATTCTTAAACTCCTCAATTGTGATGCGTTAGCATCATGGTAACCGGAGTGATATCCGTCGTTTTCACGACATCGGGACGCCCGGCGATGTCCACGATTTCCTGCAACCTGGTAATAAAGGCTATCAATTCCTTGATAGCACCATGACGTAAATTCGTATCGCCATGGATAATGTTGTCGCGCAGGACATCAGTACGGTGATCCATTTTTTTCAGGTCCCGTATATAGTCCGACACGAAATTGTTGAAGTTGCCGCTGTTATAAGCCTTGTTGAATTGCCAAACGGCAGCCGCTTCTCTTATCTCACGTAGACGCTTGGCCGCGGCGCCACTTTCCTGATCCCACCAGGCCGGCAGTGCTTGCCGCATGGTTTTCTGCGACCATTCTTCCTTCGCCACTACGTCAGCCGCGGCCTGATGTTTGTTCGCTGGAATATTCAACCGTTTCACAAGTATGGCGAAATCAGCCATGACACTTGGCGAGCTGAAACTGCGCAATATCTTCTCGTCTACGCCCTCAGTCTTTGCCAGCCGTGCAGCCGTAGTCCGGCGTTCTGCTTCAAGTTCACGTGCTTCACGTGCCTCTTTTTCTCGCGCCTTGGCTTCCCGTTCAGCAGCAAGTGCGGCTTGTTGAGCTTTGCGCGCGCGCTCATTGGCGGCTTGCTTTTCTGCTGCGGCTTTGCGCCTGGTTTCTTCGTCTTTCTTGGCTGCGTCGTGTTTTGCTCTAGCTGCTGCTTCGGCTTCCAATTTCGCCTTGCGCGCCTCTTCTACTTTGCGAACACGATCCTCTTCTGCGGCCTTATGTTCAGCGGCTTTTTTTTTGTTAGCTTCTTCGGCTTCTTGAGCTTTTCTCTCGGCAGAGGCCTTGCGAGCTTCACCAAAAATTGAACCGAGCACGGTCGCGACAACGTTAGGGTCCCGCACCGCAATAGGTGGTAGGTAGGTTAGAACTACATCTCTGCCGATACCCTCACCTGACAAGACTGCTGTGCGAATCTGTGGCCAATTCATTTTGAGCCCGTTTCGAGCGGGGGCGGGCGCCCACCTCCGCTCGATTCCGAGTACCTTCTCAAAGGCTTCTGGCGTCTCGCACTCGCGAATGTAGTGCTCCAGCAGGTGAGCGCCGACGCCGATGTCCTCGAACACGACGTCGGGGGTGATCGTCGCCTGCGTGGTGTTCTCGTCCACCATAGCCAGATACATGCCCCAATCGCTGATCTCGCGCACCGGGAGATCGACGACCGTAATGCCGTGCTTTACCACCGCGGCCATTCGGTGGTGGCCGTAGGCGAGCTCGTAATAGCCGGGTTGCTTGGGCGACTTGCGCACAACGAGGTTATCCCAGAAGCCATTACGCTCAATGGACTCGAGGATGTTCGTCACCTGTTCAGGGCGAATAGGATTTCGCTTCAGATCCCGGTGCGGATTCGGAAGGATGCGATCTACGTCTATTTTCATGATGTGGTCCATACGATGCCTAACGCATCAAAAGGGTTTGGCACTGAGGCCGCAGTGCCTACGGTTTACTTGATCCTGACGCCTCCAGCATCCGCACGATGCCGGCCGACTCGGCCACCTTGCCGGCCTCGATCAGGTTCTCGATCGAGCGGTAGATCGTCGACTTCGCGGGCTTGCCGTCGAAGTGCCGTACCAGCTCGCCGCGGCTGATGCCCTTCGGCATCGTGCTCAGTACACCGAGCACCAGCCCGTCGGCCACGTTCGGCCGTCCCTTGCCCGCCTTGCTGGCCTGTACCTGCGAGCGGCGCACTGGCGCCGGCTTGTCGGTCGTCTCGACCACGCAGGACGTTATCGGGTTGTCGAAGTTGTCGCGCACCCCGACCTCGACGGAGCGCAGGTCGAAGGTGATCTTCTCGCGCCGCCCGGCAATGTCGCGCTGCTTGACGATCTCGGCCGAGTGGCAGGTGTCGTCATTGTTCGAATCCAGCACCTCGACAGCGGTATCCGTTCGGGCGTTCAGCCCGGACCATCCCCGCATGCCGCGCGCTTCATCTTTGCCGACGTGATGGATCAGCGCGAAGTGGACCGGCCTGGCGGTAACGACCCGGTCGATATTGCCCAGGACGACGCTCATGTCGGTGCCGTGGTTCTCATTGGCACCGGGCGTCATGGCGGCCAGCGTGTCGCCCACCACCATGCGCACGGGCTCGCCGGTCGCGCGTTCGATCGCATCGATGGTGCTCACGATGCCGCGCGCGTCGATATCGCTGGCGAAAAGGTTGACGGGCTCCGCGACGATCGCCAGCAGTTGCACCGACTGCCCGTAGTGGTGCTGGTAGGCCTGCAGGCGGAACTTCACCGAGCGCGGCCCTTCGCTCGCGAGATACAGCACCGCGCCTTGCCGGACCCGGTAGCGGCCGAGCCAATCGACACCGCGGGCGATCGCGCAGGCCAGGTCGAGCATCAAGAACGTTTTTCCCGAATTCGCGGCGCCGTACACGACCGAGATGCCGCTGGCCGTCAACACGTGCTCGACCAGCATGTCGTGCAGCTCGTACGGAGCGCCGTTGATCTCCGATCCAAGCACGAACTCGAAGGGTGAATCCTTGGATGGATCAGGTTCGCGAATAGGGACTACCCGTTGTTGTTGTTCGTGCAGTTCCTGCGGACTCCTGCCGTTGCGGCTGTACTGCTGGACCGCCGGCTTCACCAGACTGAGCAGCGCACCGCTCGGCGGGCGGGCATCTTCCCAGCCGCGTGGATTGCGCACCGCCGCCACGCTCATCGGCGTGCCTTCGAGCCACTTCGCAAGCAACGTGTCGTCGGCGATGGCATTGGAGAGTGCACGAAAGCACGCTCCGATCGTGGAGAACGGATCAGCCACCGCCACGCCGATCACTGCATGCTTTCCGGGATGTCCTCTTCGTTGTGGCGGCGGATGCGTTTCCTGCGCGTGCTGGGCACGGGCTCGACCGGTGCGGTGCCGTAACCCGAGGGTGTCCGCGCGTAGTGGCCCGGCACGTTGCGCATCAGGCCGGCGGCGATGGATGCGATCGCGATGCGCTCGATCATTGCCTCGAGCAGAACTTCATTCCGCAGGTCGTTGAAGAACTGCTTCGGACTCACCCCGAGGGTCTTGGCCATCTCCTTGCGCAGCACCGCCGCATACACCCTGTCCACCATCAGCGGATGCAGTATCGGCGGCCACTCACGATAGATATCGGGACTGATCCCCAGCCACCGTGCCGCGGCGTCTTCACCACCCAGCCTCAAGCTTGCATAGTCCTTGTCCACTTTTGTCCTCCTTGAATTTCTCTTCGAGAGGACGCGGATTTCAACCCTACGATTTCGACTTCGCAAGCACGCGAATTTACCTTCAGTTTCTTTTGTAGCAGAGTTATCCCCATCGTGGTGCGTTTTTGTCTCACGGTGTCTCTACGTGTCTCACTTCATGCAGACCACCTCGAAGGCCTTTACACCTCTGCCTAACTTTTGAGCAATCGAATGTATTCGATGCCCGTAGGGGATTGCACAACACCGGGCGGAAAAACACAAAAATCGCCACCCTGCACGCAAACGTGTCTCACAACACCCAAGGAGCATCCATGAAATCGCAGAACTTTCCATTCGCGCCGCATGCCATCGAGGGATACCGGCTGCGCGAGCGCCGCGTGCGCATGTTGCGCCGGCTCGGCTTGACGGTCAGCAGCGCCGTCAGCCTGCTCTGCTTCGGCCTGGGCTATGCCGTGGCGAGGTGGTTCTGATGGACTCCGACGAAGTAGCGGTCGCGGTCGAGGAAGTCGGCCACGGTCTGAAGCCCGGCAGTCGCGAATGGCTCGAGGCGCGCCGCTCGGGTGTCGGCGGTTCCGAAGTGGCGGCGATCGTGGATCTCTCGCCCTGGCGCTCGGCCTTCGAGGTCTTCCTCGACAAGCGTGGCGAGCTGGCCGAACCGCAGCCCGACAGCGAGCCGATGCGCTGGGGCCGCATCCTCGAGCCGGTGCTGCGCGAGCAGTACGAGCTTCAGACCGGCCGCACCGTCAAGCAAGTTCCGATGCTGCGCTGCGTTGCCCATCCGCACATGCTCGCCAACCTCGACGGCATCGAGCCCAACTACAAGCGGGTGATCGAGTTCAAGACCGCTCGCAGCGGCAACGGCTGGGGCGAGGATGGTAGCGACCAGGTGCCGCTGGCCTACATGCTGCAGGTGCAGCATTACATGTTTGTCACCGGCTTCGAGATGGCCGACATCGCGGTGCTGATCGGCGGCTGCGATTTTCGCGTCATGCACATCGACGCCGACCGCGACCTGCAGGACATGCTGGTGCAGGCCGAGCACGACTTCTGGCAGCGCGTGCAGAACAACGATCCACCACCTGTCCGCGACATCAACGATGCACGCCTGCGCTGGGGCCACCTGGCGGCCCGCGGGACGGTGCTGGCCGATGCAGCCGACCTGTCCGCCGTCGAACAGTTGCACGAGACGCAAGAGTTGCTGAAAGACCTGAAGGCCAGCGAGAGCGAGCAGAAGGCCTTGCTGATGCAGCGCCTAGGCGAGGCCGGCGACATGCTGGTGGACCCCGCCACCGGCAACGCGCTCGTGACATGGAAGCTCGGCAATGGGCCGCGCGGCTTCGCGATGGACGACTTCCAGATGGAGCATCCCAACCTTTATCAGAAGTACATACGGCCGGGCAAGCCGGTTCGTCGATTCCTTCTTAAATAGATTCCTTCTCGAATAACAAAGGAGATTCACATCATGTCCACTCCGCAATCGTCGGATGCCGTACCCATGCGTTCGCCGAGCCTCGTCGTACGGTTCGGCCAGCGTTTCGGCATCGAGCCCGCCAAGATGCTCGACACCCTGCGCGCGACGGCGTTCAAAACAGAACGTCCTGCCAGTAACGAGCAGATGCTCGCCCTGCTGGTGGTGGCCGAGCAGTACAACTTGAATCCCTTCACGAAAGAGCTGTTCGCCTTCGTCGACAAACACTCAGGCGGCATCGTGCCGGTGGTATCCGTGGACGGCTGGGCGCGGATCGTCAACGAGCATCCCCAATACGACGGCAGCGAATTCGACTTCAAGCCGAACGACGAGGGTGGCGAAATGCGCTGCACCATGTACCGCAAGGACCGCAGCCACCCAACGGTGCTGACCGAATACATGTCGGAGTGCCGCCGTCAAAGCATCCCCTGGCAGGTCACGCCGCGACGTATGTTGCGCCACCGTGCATTCATCCAGGCCGCGCGGATCACCTTCGGCTTTGCCGGCATCTACGGCGAGGACGAGGCGCGCGACATCATCCAGATGGGACCGGTGCAGTACGCCGACCCACCACCACCGCCGCCGGAGGAGATCGACCCGGAAACCGGCGAGATCAAGCCGCGCACGGCGGTGCAGAAGGCCCGCGAGACGCTTCGCGCCAAGGTGAAGGGCAAGGCTGCCACCCCACCCGAGCAAACGCCGCCAGCGCCCGAGGAACCGCCTTCCCAGGCCTCTGCCGAGCCCGACTGGCCCGCCGAACCCTCGAACGGCGAGGGCCGCCATGAAACGTGAGCCGCCGCGGGAGATCTCCGGCATCGAGCTGGATGTCGACTGGAACCGGCGCTGCGCGATCTGCTTTCGCAAGCCGACTGTCCTGGGCCGGCAGCACGATCGCGTCGTTTACTCGGGCCACCTATGTGGCGTCTGCCTGTGGGGGGACCGCACCGAGCACGAGCCGGACGAGTCTGACGCCCGCCCGGAGGAATGATGGTTAAGCGCAAGCCGCCAGCCGAGCAGCCATCGAACCGGGCTGCGGAGAATGATGCCCGCAACATGCTGCTCGCTGGCGGCATTGCGCCCGTGCCCGACAAGTCGGCGCTGCAGCAGATCATCGACGGCATCGCGCGCATCGACGCGGCGGTACTGACGATCGAAGAGTTTTGTGAATTCATGCGCATCAGTCGGGCTACCTACTATCGGATGCTGCATGCTGGCGCCGGCCCGCGGCTCACCCTGATCTTCGGCGCCGTGCGCATTCGCAAGGATGACGCACTGAGCTGGCTGGACGACCAGCCGCAGGTCGAGCCCGAGCCAGTGACGGCCGATCAACCGCGGCCGCGCCACCTGCGCGCTCCAAAGCCGGCGAAGAAGAAAGCGCCACCGAAGAAGGCGAACGTGCCGCGCTTGTTCGAGCCCGCGCCGCCGAAGCCGGGCCGCAAGGTGAAGGAGCCGACGTAATGGACAACGAAAAGTTCGAACGCAATGCAATGGCGCAAATCATTGCGACGGTTCATGGCTTCTTGGTCAAGGAATTACCCGACGATGACGAAATGATTTCCAGTGACGATGGCGAATTGAAAACCGTACGTTGTCTCGTCCGGGCTTTCGGCATTGCGGAGATCGAAAGCGACAACATAGAACATGCGTCCAACTCCCGTCATCTCTTGCTTGATTTCGGCGAAATAGTTGCGACCGCGTACTGTCATGCCTTGGCGGGCGATGATCCCCCTCCGCATCACAGCGCTGGTGGTGCTCAATATCTCATGTTCGCTCGTGCTTATGCGGCGGTCGACAGTCTTGCTCGCGTCCTCCTGAATCATTCCGAAATCGCAGAACATTGGATGTGTGTGACAAGAGCGGTGGAAGCGATCGAAGCACAATCGGACGGCGATCGTCGCGAGTGATGGACATCCTCGCAATCGACCCCGGCCCGATCCACTCGGGGTTGGTACGCCTGGACCCGCAAGGCAACGTGCTGCAGGCCTGCGTGCTGCGTAATGACCTGGTGCTCGGCGTGCTCGCGGCCGAGGAGCCGGCCAGTGCGACGCGCCTGGCGATCGAATGGATCTCTTCCTTCGGCATGCCGGTCGGCTCGGAAATCTTCGAGACGTGCCGCTGGGTCGGCCGCTTCCAGCAGACCTGGCACGCCCCCGACAATGTGCTGCTGATCCCGCGCGCCGAGATCAAGCTGGCGTTGTGCCACTCCTCTCGCGCCAAGGACGTCAACGTGCGCCAGGCCCTGATCGACCTTTACCAGCCGACCGGCGGCGGCAATTGCCCACAGGTAGGCACCGCCAGGAAACCCGGCCCGCTGCACAAAGTTCATTCGCATAGTTGGTCAGCGCTGGCCGTCGGTGTTGTCGCGAGCGCTCGGCTTGCGCGCGACGGGCACCAGGCGCCGGCCGCCTTCATGGGACCGACTGCCCTCGAGCGCCTTACATGACAAGGAAACCAGATGATGTCGCTAGCCACCCGCAACGATTACGGCACCCTGTACAGCCTGCGTGTCCACAAGCTCAAGGGCATCACGGTGCTGGCCCTGATCGACCTCGACAAGGGCCTGAGCATCACCAGCAACGCCGCGAACATCGTCCACGGGCTGCGCCGCGACGGCTATCTCGAGGAGCCGCGCACGCGCATCGTGTACTGCGACACCACCGGGCGCTGGGACGAACTGATGATTTCCTTCGAGCGCGAGTTCTGCAATTTCAAGCACATTGGTGCCAGTTCGTGCGACGAGGCGATCACCCGCATCGTGCAGGAAGCCTGAAGCATGAAGACGATCGCGCAATGGTGGGAGTTGTACGAGCAGTCCTGCCTTGTGCACTGGAGGCCGAGCCTGGCCGAGCGCAACGATATGCGCTGCGTGTTCTACAGCGGGTTCTACGCCGGGCTGGAAGGCGTGTTGCAGTGCAGTCGCGAATGCCTCGACGACCCAGAGCTCGGCGCCGCGATGGTCGAGAGCCTGCGCCAAGAGTGCAGGCGCTACCTGCAGACCGTAAGCGACGGCAAGGAATGATATGAAGATCAATCCCATCACCGAGTCCGACGGCCTCCAGGACATCTGGTACGCCCAGGCACGCGAGCAACGCCTCGACACGCTGGAGCAGTTTATCGGTTCGATGCTCGAGCCCTACGAGCACGACGACAGCACGCTCTGCCACGCAATGGCCGCGGCGATGCTGGCGGCGATGTGGGCGGTGCTGCGGCACCCGAAAGGCCAGAACATCGGCCAGGTCCGCGAGCAACTCCTTTGCCTCGTGCTCGAGCATGCCTTCTGCCTGAGCGGCCGGGTGCAGATCGAGGAGGATGAGTGAATGGCATCAACCCACACGGACACCCGCAAAAAGCGCTGGGCGAGCCTTCTGTGGGCCTTGCTGCTGGGTCTGGCTGGACTAGGCTTGTTGCTCGCCTTCGGGAGGGTAAATGAATGAGCTGGCTCTTTTCGCGGGCGCTGGTGGAGGAGTACTCGCGGGCCACCAGCTCGGCTGGCGATGTGTCTGCGCCGTTGAGCGTGATGCCTACTGCGCACAGGTTCTGGTTCAGAGACAGAACGATGGAGCCCTCCCAGCTTTCCCGGTTTGGTCTGAAGTGCAATCTTTTGACGGAAGACCGTGGCGAGGCCTTGTTGACGTGGTATCGGGAGGATTTCCTTGCCAGGACATCAGCCTCGCCGGAAAGGGAGCCGGCATCGACGGAGAGCGAAGCGGACTGTGGAACCACATGGCGCGCATCGTGGGCGAAGTACGACCCGAATACGTGTTCGTGGAGAACAGCGCAGCACTCCTTGTTAGGGGACTCGGAAGAGTGCTCGGTGACCTGGCCGCGCTCGGGTACGACGCAAGGTGGACGGTGTTGGGAGCTGGCGATGTCGGTGCCCCCCATAGAAGGGACAGGCTCTGGATCGTGGCCCACGCCGACATCCACCCTGGGGACCAACGGTGGGCGAGTGACGCCGAGAAAGACCCGCGAGGGTGGGAATCTCATCGAAGCGATAAGTGCGCGGATGTTTCCTACGCCGACGGCGGGCGATGCGAAGAGTTCAGGCTCGAGAAACACAGAGGCGTCGAATGCGCATGCGGGAATCAGCCTGACGGATTACGTGCGATCGGATGGAGGCACGGGACGGATGGTGCCGACGCCGGCGGCGCGCGACTGGCGCCACCCCAATGCGAAGACGTATCAGGAACGCGGCGGCGGGACGAAGGGCGAGCAGTTGCCGAATTTCGTGGGTGGCAGTCTGAACCCGACGTGGGTCGAGTGGCTGATGGGGTGGCCCATCGGGTGGACCGCCTTAGAGCCCTTGGCAATGGCCAGGTGCCCCTGTGCGCGGCAACCGCCTGGCGAATGCTGAAAGGCGCTGGTCTGATCCGCTAAGATTTACCCCAGCCGGTCAGCCTGGTTGTCCATCGACCAGTCGTCCAATGCCCGGTCAGAGAGCCCTGCACCTGCCGATGTAGGGCTCTCGCTTTTCAGGCCTTGTACTGGAATGCGCCGATATCGTTGCCCATGGGATTGCCGACGATGTCCTTCGTGTAGCCCAAGTCGGTGGATGTAGCCTTGCCGCGCAAGATCGAGCCTGAAGTCAGACTGAAGTCAAACCCGGCCTCATTCTGAAAGCCGAGATTGCCCACGACCTTGCCGGGCTCGTCCGGCGCACTCTTGCAGGAGTCGTCCCAGCCGTTATAGGAGTGCGTGGTGTCCGCGACCACGTAGCAGTCACAAGAGACGAAGGCATTGTTTTTCAAGAGCAGGTTGACCATCTGCGCGTTGGGATAGATCGGATACCACAGGCTCGTGGTGAAACTGATGGTGTTGTTAAACACTCGCCAGTTCTGGATATCGATGTTCCACTCACTCGGCCCGCCGGCATTGATGGCCCACCCCGCACTGCCACCCGATCCGCTGTCCTTGTTATCGAATTGGTTGAACGCCACGACGAAGTTGGTCGCCCCCGGCGCGCCTGTGTCTCCGGTATAGATGTGCTGGCCGTTGTGGCGGAAGAGGTTGTAGCGGAAGGTGCAGCCATCACCGAAGAACCACTGCACGCCGTCGCCATGCGAATCTCCCCGGTTATCGCAGTCGTGGACGAAGCAGTACTCCACCAGCAGGCGGTGGCCCTTTCCCTGCACCCCATCGATGCAGTAGTCGGCTGCGCTCTCATCACCCAGCTCGCAGTAGCGCACCGTCAGATCATCGACCTGCCCGCCAGCGAAGACTGCCGCCTTGTCGCCTGCGTAGCCTTTCACGCAATGGAATCCATGGCCTGCGGTAAGGGACGTGCGAACTTGTCCATCGAGCGTGATGAACGATTTCTTTCCGCTCCATTCCACATTGAAGCCGCCACGCAGAATCGCTTGCCCAGCACCGCCATCCACGGCGTAGGCGTCTTGCCAACCGGTCGCGGTACCGTGGCTGGCCTTGGTCGCGGCCTTGTACGAGATGGGACTGCCGGACGAACCGCTGGCCGATTGGGGCGCGCTGGAGTCGTAAGCACCACCAGCTATGAAAACGGTCATGCCTGCTGACAGGCCGGTGATCTGTGACCACTGATTCCATGCCGTGCTCCAGCTCTTGCCATCCCCACCCGATCCACCGGCACGCAGATAGCGGAACTTGGTGCTGTCCTCACCCGGCGAAGGCGCTGGTGAAGGTGAGGGAGGAGGTGGCGTTGGCGATGGCGACGGCGAGGGTGGCGGCGGCGTAGGCGATGGCGAGGGAGACGGCGCAGGCGCACCAGGAGGCCCTGCGACACCTTGCGGTCCAGGAGGCCCCGGTGGGCCAGGAGGCCCCGGTGGACCGGCTGGCCCTGGTGGTCCTGCCGGACCAACACTGCCTTCATTCCCTTTGCCCATGGTCGACGGCAGGATACCCATGTTGCTCTCCTCAGGCTGGTTTGGAAGTTGCGACCGGCGGCAGGTAGACCACCCCGGCGATGGTGCCAGGACCGAACCACACGACATAGGGAGTGTGATCTTCCGGCGTACCTTCAGGCGCAGGCGGCGCACTGGAGCCTTCCGGCAGCGGGATCAATACGCCACCACCCTCGGGCAGATTCGGCGGCGACGGAGGGGGCACCTGCGCCCACGGCGGCGAGTAGCCAGGATCTACAGGACCACCGCCTTGCCCGCCTGGGGGCACCTGCGCCCACGGCGGCGAGTAGCCGGGATCGGGTGGAGTCGGCGGTACACCAGGCTGCGGCGGCCGCGGAAAGTTGGGGAACCCAGGGATGCCCGGCCAGCCGGCGACGGGAGGCCCTTCCCACGGCGGCCGCGGCCAGATCGGATGCGACGGGTACGGCGGGAAATAGATGGGATGGCTGGGCTGGCCGGGAGGTTGCCCGCCACCACCACCGCCACCACCACCGCCACCGCCACCGCCGGGGAATCCTGGCCAGTAGATCGGCGGTGTCGGGCGCGGGTCGGTCGGACCCCAGATGCCCAAGGGGGGCTGCGGCGGTTGCGTATCACCGCCGACCGGCGTAATCAAAGCAAGAAACGGAGCCATTCGATTTCCTTTCTACGGATAAATCCCAGACTGGTGCCTGGGGGACTCAAAACTGGAAAGCACCAATATCCGGTGTGCTGGGCACCGTGTTGCCAAGGATGTCCATCGTCAATCCGACGTTGGTGCCGACACCGCGCAAGGGCGAGCTGCTGGTCAGGCGGTAGTCGCCAGCCGGCGCATTGACGAAGCCCAGGTCCGCCAGGACGCGCCCGGTTTCAGTCGGGATGTTGGTGCAGGCACCTGGCGAGCCGTTGTGATAGCCGTTGAAGCTGTGAACAGTCGGTGCGAACTCGTTGCACTGCACGTTGTAGAAGGCGTTGTTGCGTACGTTGATGTTCCCGCGCTGACTGTTCGGATAGAGCGCAAACAGGTTCGCTGCAGTGATATGCCCGATGGTGTTGTTCCAGAACTTGAAATTGGAAATGAAAGCCTGCCCCGGATCGCTACCGCCCGCATTCAACGCCCAGCCTGCGGAGCGCCCCGAGCCCGCGTCGAGATCGTCGAAGACGTTGTAGTAGATCGAGACATTGGAGACGGTGCTTGGATCTTCGGTAGTCCAGCCAAAGGTGATGTGCTGGCCGCAATGGCGGAAGAAGGAATAGCGGACGATGATGTTGTCGCCGCTGAACCACTGGATACCATCTCCGTGGGTGCCGACCGCATCGTCGTTATCGTTGTTCTGGAAGAAGCAGTACTCGACCAGCAGGTTATTGCCGTTGCC